CCAACTGCCCTTGGTAACAAAGAGAAGATGACTGCGGCTAAAGATATCCTAGACCGTGGTGGCTTCAAGGCTAGGGATGAGATCAAGGTTGAATCTGATACACCACTGTTTATTCTGCCAGCTAAAAGCAGTGATTGACAAGTGTAGCAATATGTAGTATAAGTTTTGCATGACAAAGATTAAAAAAGAATGGAAGCTACCTAAACCTACAGATCATGGTGACCACTTCGAGTGGAAGCCAGTTGTTCGCATAGGTAGACAAGTACCCTTTGGGTATGTTGAGGATACTAAGGATAAGGATATTCTGATTCCTTTAGTTAAGGAACTAGAACTCCTAGAGCAAGCAAAGAAGCACCTTAAGCGTTACTCCTATAGAGCAGTAGCAGCTTGGCTGAGTGAGCAGAGTGGAAGAGTAATCTCTCACGTAGGTCTGTATAAGAGGATTAAACTTGAATACAAGCGTAAGACAGAAGCTGCAACACACAGATACTTTGCCGAAAGGTACAAAGAAGCCATCTCGAAAGCCGAAAGGCTCGAAGCCAGAGTTGGTGGAGCAGCAACCAGAGGTGAAGCTGACAGTGCCAGCCCAGCCGAAGCCACCACAGATTGACACAAAGAAAGCTAGAGAAGTTATCTTTAAGCCTAATGATGGGCCACAGACAGCTTTCCTTTCTGCTAATGAGCAAGAAGTTCTTTATGGTGGTGCTGCTGGTGGTGGTAAGTCATACGCTATGTTGGCAGACCCAGTACGTTACCTGAACAACGAACATGCTAAGATGCTCTTGGTGCGTAAGTCTACAGAGGAACTACGAGAACTTGTATCTGTATCTAAGATATTGTACCCTAAGGCTATCCCCGGTATTAGGTTCCTAGAACGTGATAAGACTTGGATAGCCCCATCTGGTGCATCACTCTGGATGAGCTACCTTGATGCTGATGATGACGTTACTCGCTATCAGGGTCAGGCTTATAACTGGATTGGGTTTGACGAACTTACTCAGTGGGCTAGTCCCTTTGCTTGGAACTATATGCGTTCTCGTCTACGTACTACCAAAGCTAGTGGGCTAAAGCTATACCAAAGAGCTACGACTAACCCCGGTGGTGCTGGACATAGTTGGGTAAAGAAAGCTTTCATTGACCCTGCTAAACCAAACAAAGCATTCTGGGCTATTGATCCAGAGACTGGTGAAACTCTCTCATGGCCAGCAAATCATGCTCGTGCTGGTGAGCCACTGTTCCAACGCAGGTTTATCCCTGCCACTCTGTATGATAACCCATACCTTGCTGAAGATGGTATGTACGAAGCTAACCTGATGTCTATGCCTGAGCATCAACGTAAGCAACTACTTGATGGTAACTGGGATGTGGCAGAGGGTGCAGCATTCTCAGAGTTTAACCGTAAAATACACACGATTGAACCCTTTGATATTCCAAGTAACTGGCCAAGATTTCGTGCAGCAGACTATGGTTACAGTTCTTATAGTGGTATCGTATGGTTTGCTATTGCTCCCAGTGGTCAGCTAGTTATCTACAGGGAACTTTATGTATCTAAAGTATTAGCAGAAGATTTAGCAGACCAGATACTTGAGGCAGAGCATGGAGAGAAGATTCGTTATGGGGTACTCGACTCCTCCCTCTGGCACAAGCGTGGTGACACTGGCCCTAGTATTGCAGAGCGTATGATTCTCAAGGGTTGCCGTTGGCGTCCAGCAGACAGAAGCCGTGGGTCACGTATTGCAGGTAAGAATGAGATACACAGAAGACTGCAGGTTGATGAGTACACGGGTGAACCCCGCATGGTTATCTTCCACACATGCCGAAACCTGATCTCTCAGCTACCCTCTATCCCTCTCAGCAAGACAAACCCTGAAGATGTGAACACCAACGCTGAGGATCACCTCTATGACGCTCTACGGTACGGTGTAATGACTCGCCCAAGTACGGGTATGTTTGAGACAGACACAAGCTATAACAACTATGATGCACAGATTTCAGATTTGGTCTTTGGTTATTGACATGAGAATTTGTAATATGTGTAAGGTAGAACAATCTCTGGAGAACTTCCATAACTGTAAAAGCTTCCCTCTTGGTAAAGCCTATACTTGTAAAGTTTGTGCAAAATTAAAGTCCATATCTTGGAACGCTGAGAACAAAGCTCGCAAGGCGCTTGCTGGGAAAAAACATTACGAAGAAAACAAAGAGGCGTATATTAAACGTGCCGTAGAGGCTAATTGGCAAGGGAAGAATAGAGAAAAGACTAACCTACGTGCAAAACAGCACAGGGAAAGTAATCCCGGAGAAAGTCGAGCAAGAGTTGCACAAAGAAGGGCAATGAAAAATAAAGCTACACCTCTTTGGGCAGACCTAGAACAGATAAAACGCATCTATGTTTTGTGTGCCAAAGTTTCTGAAAGAACGGGAGTACTGCATCACGTAGATCATATTATTCCACTAAAAGGTAAAAATGTTTGTGGGTTGCACGTAGAGAAAAACCTAAGAATAATCCCTGCAAAGATGAATCTTGAAAAAAGCAACAAGTATCCCACTGGGTACTAAGACAAATTGGAAATAAGATGGAAGAAGACAACCTCTCGACTGACAGCATTAAGATGCTTTCTGTGAAGGATACCTCTGGGGAGACACCTAACGATAAACCTGCTGGTGGTATTGTAAACTATGTTGAAGAACGATTCAGTAAGGCTGAGACTTCACGGAAAACAGAAGAGAATCGTTGGATCACTGCCTACAAGAATTACCGTGGTATCTATGGGGATGATGTTAAGTTTACCTCAACAGAAAAGTCTCGTGTGTTTGTTAAAGTGACTAAAACCAAGGTGCTTGCTGCTTATGGTCAAATGTCTGAAGTTCTTTTTGGTAATGGTAAGTTTCCCATCGTTATTGACCCTACGACACTGCCTGAGGGTGTAGTAGAATCCTTCCACATTGAAACCAATGATGAACTTAAGAAGGCTGAGAAAGCTGCGGGTATTGAGCCACTGCTTCCCGGAGAGACGATGCAGACCTACATGGAACGTCTTGGTTCTATGAAGAATGAACTTGGCCCTGTTCAGGATATCCGTAGTGGCCCCGGTCTTACCCCAACACAGATTACTTTTGAACCTGCTATGATTGCAGCTAAGAAGATGGAAAAGAAAATCCATGATCAGTTGGAAGAGTCTTCTGCCAATAAGCATCTACGTGCAACTGCACTAGAGTGTGCCTTGTTTGGTACAGGCATTATGAAAGGCCCATTTGCTGTAGATAAAGAATATCCAAAGTGGGATGATGAGGGTACTTATAACCCTGTGATTAAGACTGTACCAATGGTATCTAATGTATCCGTCTGGAACTTCTACCCAGACCCAGATGCACACAGCATGGAAGAAGCTGAGTACGTCATTGAGCGTCATAAGATGTCCTACAGTGAACTACGTAAGCTGGCTAATCGTCCTTTTTTTCGTAGGAATGAGATTGATATTGCACTAAAGTTTGGCCCTAGCTACACTAAAGAGTGGTGGGAGCAGGCTATGGAAGATGATGCTCAGCAGGTTGCTACAGAACGCTTTGAAGTCTTGGAGTTCTGGGGTAATGTTGAGAGAAAAACTCTTGAAGATCACAAGGTTGATATCCCTAAGGAATTGAATAACAAGGATAATATTGCAGTAAACATCTGGCTGTGCAATGGCCGTGTCCTACGTCTAGTACTTAACCCATTTACCCCAAGCATCATCCCCTTCTATGTAGTTCCATATGAAGTTAATCCTTATTCCATGTGGGGTGTAGGTGTTGCTGAAAACATGGACGATACGCAGACCCTGATGAATGGCTTTATGCGTATGGCTGTAGATAATGCTGCACTGAGTGGCAACCTACTGATTGAAGTAGATGAAACCAACCTAGTTCCCGGACAAGACCTCTCAGTGTATCCCGGAAAGGTCTTCCGCCGTCAGGGTGGCGCTCCCGGACAAGCTATCTTTGGTACAAAGTTCCCTAACGTGTCCAATGAGAATATGCAGATGTTTGACAAGGCTCGTGTCTTGGCGGATGAGTCTACAGGTTTCCCCTCATTTGCACATGGTCAGACAGGTATCTCTGGTGTGGGTCGTACTGCATCTGGTATCTCTATGCTTATGTCAGCAGCCAATGGTTCTATCCGTACTGTTGTGAAAAACATTGATGACTACCTACTGGCCCCACTGGGTAAGGCACTCTTTAGCTTCAACATGCAGTTTGACTTTGACCCAGAGATTAAGGGTGA